TGGTGCTTCTGTATTTAAAGACAAAGCTTCTGTACCAATAGCAATATTTCCTTGTCCTGTTGTTACATTAATCCCTGTTTGATCACCAATCAATATATCATTAAGATTAGGAGCGCTAATAGGAACTCCATTTACATCTACTACCGTTCCTGATGTAGGATGTATGTTATTTACATAAAAATCACTCATATTATTTTGTTTTTAATTGTTTAACTTCTTCTGATAGCTCTTGAATAGCTTTAACAAGAATTGGCACTAATTTACCATAACTAGCTTCTAGCTTCTCTGGGTTTTCCTCATATACAAGTTTAAGAACATCTGCTTTATCAACATCTTCTTGTGCTTTCTTTAAATCTTGAGCTATAAATCCAAAATCAGCTATGTCATGTTTACCATATTCATCTCTGTCATTCCATACAAATTCAACTGGTCTAAGAGATTCTACAAACTCTAGTCCTGTGCTTAAATCTTTTATTTCCTTTTTATCTCTCTCGTCTGATAAAGATGTAATAGATGTTACAGCACATCTTAATGTATTATGACCTGAGTTACCTAATGTAATAACATTGTTTGCATTATTAGCGGCTGGCCTACTATCATAACCAATAAGAATATTATTAGTACCTACTTCTTGATACTTTGTTGATGGGCCTCCATTTGTTCCACCAGCATAAGATCCTATAAAAATATTATTAGTACCGTTTGCAAAAGCAGGGCCAGATTGATTTCCTAAAAATAAATTATTTATACCATCGAAAAATAAAGGACCAGAAACAAATCCAACTGCTGTATTATAATTCATAGATATATTTAATGGCATTACACCTTTCCCTATACCAACATTTCCTACTCCAAATCCACATTGAAGTAAACTATCATTTCCTATTGCAACATTATCACTTGCAAATCCTGGTGTAAAAGTATCTCCCCAAAACATTGAATTAACTCCAATAGCTACATTCCCTCCAGCATCTTGATTACCCCCTAATGCATTAGCTCCTATTGCTGTATTATCAGCACCAGCACCTATTATTTGAGTTGTTCCTGCTCCTATCCTAGTTTCATTAGAACCAGGAGAGCTAATTTCTACTCCATTTACATCTACTACCGTTCCTGTATTAGGAATTACGGAATCTACTTTTAAAGGGCCAACAACAGTTGTTTCAGTTTCAGTTATTTCCATAGCGGTATTACCATTCTTATCAATAATTTCTACGAAATTACTATCTCCTGTTAAATCAGGACCTGTGTAGCCTAATGGTGCTACTACGTTTACATTTAATTGACTCATGTTATTTTGATTTTAAAATTTCTACAAATATACTATAAATTCTAATCTAATATTTTTAATACTTTACCTGTTGCCTTATCAACTCTTGCCTTCTTCATTCTATAATTCGTCTCTTTACTCTGAATATAACGTATCTCAACATTAGCTACTCCACCTTCAGTTTTTACATTCTCTGGCTCATACCTAGCGTGAGCTATACTATTAATATAAGCGAATGTTATAGCAAAGATGCTGTCATCATAATCATATCTAGGATCAGCTGCCTGATACCTTGTCTGTCTATGACTATTCTGACTCTTTAAATCCTTCTCTACAAACGTCTTTAGCTGCTCCCAGAACCATGGTATATCAATATTGTACATATACGCCTCTAAAAGCTCTTCTAACTTCGCTATAATACGTGGTGCTGTGTTAGCCTTATTGGATATACCAAACCATTTACCTCCATGCATCTGAAAATACTCTGGTAGCTGTGCGTTAGCAGTAAACTTACTCTTAAACCCATGTATCTCCTGGAAATCCACATGCATATCACCGATGTTATTCTCCACAAGCTCCTTAACACCACCTCTTGCTATCTGATCGTAGTATAAACTCTGTAGCAACACCTGTAGATACGTCTGTTTGAACTTTCTATCCCTATGGAATACCACAGATGACACAGAATTAGTAAGCGAATCCCATATAGCACTACACATCATGGAGTGTCCTGTCTCTGAGTTGATGGGGTCAGTACCTTGATACCACCTATTCTTCCACTTCTCCCCTGGCTCTGGATGATGGATAACTACAGCTGAGGTAGATACATCTTCCCTAGACCCTGTTGACACCCATTTAGCTCCTACAATCTTATATTCAGTAATCAAATCTGGCGTAGGCCTTGTCATATCCATTATAGGCTCGAAATAACCATAATCTAGTGGCTTATCGTGTCCATAAATCTCATTTAAACGTTGATTACAGGTGTGAATAGGTACTAAAGTACGTGATTTACGTAAGAACATGTCATCAATAGTGATAGGATAATGCTGATGGAACTGAACCTTAGCAATCTCCCCTTTCTTCGTTCCTTCTAGTGCCAAATAAGCCTTTCTCTCATTATTAATGTGAGCATCATTAACACCTCGCCTTGCGTAAGCATTAAAGAATAAAGGTATAATACCATATTCATAGTTCTTTTCTTTCCATTGTTTTAGACACATCTTAAATTCAGACTCGAATACAGAACCCCCTCTATCCATCTCTCCACCTGTACCCCATGCTAAGAACTGTTGCTGCATAGTCATCTTACCTGAGTCTGGGTTATACTTAAATAAAGCAGGCCTACCCTCACGCATCATCTCACCAAATATCTCAAATAAACCAATCTCATCAATGAATACAGCTGATGGAGATCCACCATTAATAGCATCTACAGCAGGAGTATCTACTTGGAAGCGTGATGCACCACCATCCTCTCTACCTTTCTTATCTCCTTTCTTATCGAATGACATTACTTGGTCAGTCCAGTTCTTAACCTCTTGAGCTATTACATCTGGTAGCTTAGTGTATGTCCACTTAACCTTGTCCCTAAATATCTCTATACCTTTGTCTTTAGAGTGAGTAACAAACTTAATGAAGTAGGACTTATTGAAGTTTACTCGCTTCATACCTGCTAGACACATGGTAGTGGTAAAACCAATCTGTCGGGCCTTACCAATCATAAGTGAATATCCACAGTCGAATAGGAAGAGAAGTACTTTCTGAGCATCCCACGCTTGATACGCTAGCATACCATTCTCAGACCTATCTTCCTTGATATATCCGTATTTATTACAGAAGTAAAGGGTGTTGTCCTTACATCTCTGTATCTCTCTCATTAACCACTCTACTTGTTCATCCTCTGTGTCGTAATCAAGTATTTCTGAATCATCTTGAACCCATAGTTCCGCTTGACGACAGTATGTTTCAAATGGTTCGTAATGTATTTTATTCTGCCATCCGCTATTTATGGAGTCTATCCATTTAACGAATGATGTTGGATATTCAAATTCTTTGTGGGATGGTTTCCATTCCGTAGTAAAGATTTCGAGTACCTCTTTATTTTTTCTACTCATGTCGCAAATTTAGTAAATATTTGTGACAAATAAAAAAGCCACCTCGTTTGGTGGCTCGTTTATAGTTGATTGGAGAATTAATAACCTTTATCTCTGGTTGTAGCATCAAATTGCTTATCTGCTATCTTATCTGATGGGTAGTAACCTTTATCAGACTTCTTCTTATTCTTCTTAATCTTATCGTATTTAGCATACGCTTTCTGAATAAGTTTAGGATCTATACCAGAGTTATACATTATTCTTTATAAGATTTAGTTTGCTTCATCTTCATTCTTGGCATATCATCAAAGCTTTTGTATTCTTTAGATTTTGATGCGCTTCCCATTGGCACATCTTGACCTTTAGGCGTAGAAGCACTTGGTTTAGACACTGTTGCAGGAGTAGCTCTATATCTAGGAGCATTATCATTAGCAGATTTTGTTTTTTCTTCAAATCTTGCTCTTTCAGCATTTACCTGAGGCATCTTTTTTTTCATTTCAGATTTTTCTGTTCCTTTTTTAAAAGCATTTTGAATTAATTGCTTTAATGGTTTCTTAGGTTGTAACATATTACTTCTTTTTAAATTTAGACATAAACTTTTCTTTCTTCTCTTCTTTCTTAGATTCACCTTTCTCGTGTTTCATCTTATCTTTTTTAGAAGAGTATTTTTCTTCAGCTTCAGATCCCATGTATTCTGACATCATAGCTTTTCTAAGTGCATTTCCTTTTTTCATTAGTCGCAGTATTTTTTATCTTTAGTATTCTTGTACATTAATTTGAAAGCTACCTTTGATGTAGGAGCTTCATCCTTTAAAGTAGCAGCAGCAACAGGTCTCCCCTCCACTCTTCCTTTATCTACGTAACTTCCATTCTTATTTGGATTAGAAGCCCAATATTTATCTGTCTTCATATTTTTTTTTGTCAAAGATATAAAAATATTTTAAATGAAATTATCTACCAAATGTGAAAAAGTTTACAGCTACATCATACGCCTGGTGTAACAGCTGTATATGATGTTCCTCCTTCTCCTTATCATTAAATACAATACGTACAGTAACCTGCTTCTTAACGAATAGAAACATCTCTACCACACCACACATCTCTTCTATCTGGGCATTTATTCTCATAGTGGAAATTTATGACTGTCAACTTGTTTAAGTACTTTTTTATCACCATCTACTCTTATCTGTTTATAGTCAATAGTAAGTATTCTACCGCCAACAGGTTTAGGTGGCGCGCCTCTCTCCACATGCCATCCCTTACTCCCATCCTCATACTCCTCTTTATACGTTCCAGTAAGCATAAGATGAATATCCTTTAACACATTTCTATATCCAACTTTAGCACTATGCTCAATAGTATCTCTAACATCATTACGACAGCTGTTCTCATGTATATGGCCCATAGTAAATACATCGAATCCCTCATACATCTCTAACGCCCTAGTAAGGTTCAATGCTCCTTTAGTTACTACACCGCCACCACCAGAACCATGGAAATACTTAATCTTTATACAAGACCTTGACGTACCATGAAGTGATGATCTAACAACAAGCCATCCACCATATCCTCCTGTATAAACATTAGTATTATTCTTATAGTTTAACAAGTCAACAAATCTCTGTAATACATCAGTCTCCTGCCACTTAATAATTGCTGTCTCATGATTACCATATCCCACAACAGTCATTAGATGAGCATACGGACTAAACCACTCAACAGCTGTTTCTACAATGCTATCTAGGTACTTAGCGTTGTTATGCTCTGGGCGTATATCACTCTTATTACCCCTTCTATCTCCTTTACCCTGCATTAGACAAAAGAAATCCCCATTAAACATAATAGGGATATTCTCTGATACGCAATAGTCTAGGTGTTTCTTTAATAAATCCCAATCACATTTAGGATTATCCCAATGTATATCTGATAGCATAGCCACCCTAGCTTTACATCCTTCTAATTTTATCTCATGGATATTCTTAGCGTGTTTAATTACATTCATTTAATTATATTTAATTTGAAGTCTCTCTTTGGAAAGTCATTCTCATATCTTTTAACAGCCATGAATAAGCCTTTGAATGTACCTCTATAAAAGTAAGCTGGATTAACCATATACGTTCTTTTGTTTTTTACGCTATGGTAGCGAACAATATCTTCACCACATAGCACCTTCATGTTCTTTAATACGAGAGTCATGTTCATAGTAAGTGCGGATTGAATATCCCTTAGTGACCAACCATAAGCTTTGTTATCATAGCCCATATCTCCTACTAGTAATCTAATAATCCTATTAGCAGATTGTGTCAGTTCATTCTGTTTCTTCAACCCATCGGCAAAAGTAATGAAATAACGCATACGCTTTCTTTTAGATAGCTGCTTGATTATATCTTCTACTTCTGGACTGTATGCTTCTGCCAAAGGAACTATATTTCCATCTTTATCTTTGTAGTATAGTTCCAGGTCTTTCTGTCTATGGTAAGCTATCTTATCAGCCTCCATAAGTATCATATCGTATAATAGACTACTCATATTAATTAGATGTTATTTTTAACTACTTATTCAGATTGTCGTAATGTTACAAATTCAAAATTATTGGTGTCTAGGTTTAAGACTATACCAGGGTGGCCGCCCTTAGCGTGATGCCTTCTTAAATAAAGCTCTATCTTATCTACTATCTCTTTTGATAATTTATCATCTTCAATAACAGACCAGATAAGACCTCTTAAAGTTATTTGATATACCACATCTAGATTATCATATAATTCATCCTTCTCATCTAGGTGCATCATTTCCTCCAATGCTTCTTCTTGTTTCTTCTTACTCATTTCTTCTTATCATTTATTAGTGATTCTACATTTAACTTAACTTTCTTGAGATACGATATACTCTCCTTATGTTTTACATGCTCGTAGTATATCAATCCATTTAAGGCCCTATGGAACTCATCTATATTCATACTACCTTTAAGCTTATTACATTCTCCACAGGCAGGTACCTTA